AATGCGACGACCGATGCGCGCGCGTTGTCCGCCGTCAGCCCCCGAGAAGGCATTGGCGATTGCCTGCTGTACCAGTTGCGTGATGTTCGACGGCAGCGTGCTGTCATTGGCAATCTGCACAAGGAACAGGATCGGAAGACTGGCCGCCGTGTCGTAACTGATCGTGAACTGTGGAAAGGGCGGGCTGTAGCCGTCCGTATCGTCGACCGTGACTGGAGTATTGCCCTGTGTGTTGCAACCAGGGCTTTTCTTCGTCCAGATAGCGTTTCCGATGTCCTGCGATGCCCCGCCAGCCGCACAGACGTACAACGTGTTCGGGCCAACCACGACGCCGCCGATCGTTGCCGGCGCGTTGGTTGGATTGTCGGTGACATATGCATCCAGCACGTTTGCCACGTTTAGCACTGCGCCGCGAACGGACGGGACCGATCCTTTCGAGTTGAGCGCAACGGATTGCGATCGCCGGTTTTCGAAGTCCGCGCGAGATTCGACGTCTGATCCGATGACGCCTGGGTTGGCGTTCAGAACCGAATCCCATCCAGGAATGGCCTGAAAGATGGCGTTGAGTTGGCCAGCAGGGCATGCGATCGGGCCTGTTACCGTACAGGCGAACGTCAGATCGATGTTTCCGGATGCCGGAATCGTCCCGGCTTCGGTGCAGAGATAGATATTGCCGCTAACGTCTTGCGCGCGGGCGCCGACCGGTATGGGGGTTCCAGTTAGGCCTGTGCAGGTCGCAACAACTGAAGTCGGCTCGGCAGGATTGCGCTCGATGAAATAGATTCGGCCGATAGCATCCTGCATCCGCCCGGAAGCAAATGCGGGATCGACACCATTGGAAAGCGCCAGGAATTGGTCATTCTTGTCGCCGATGATTGCCGTCAGCGATGTGGCCAGTTGACCTTGAGGCGTCGTCAGGTTCGGCGTGCCATCTGCGTTCGTGATGACCAACCCGCTACCAAACGCGGCTTGTTGATCCTCCTGAACGCCGGCAAGAATGGCCGATTCTGCTGGCGCGGTGAAGCCATTCGGCCCAAGGACTGGGCTCGGCACATTTGTTGACATGGGAGAGGACGCAAAAAAGCCCGCGCGCGGCGGGCTTGGTTATTTCAATGTGGCCGAGTTAGAAGCTGGCCGCCGAGACGTTGCCGGCAGTGTCCGTTACCTGGATTTGGCCCTGCAGTTGACGATTCACGACGCCCGTGATGAACACTTGCGCACTCACAACCCCTGCAACCGTCTCTGCGGCAGCAACAAGATCAGCCTTTACGATGGATAGGGCGGGGAAGTGGCCCAGAATGTCTTGCCAATATGGGACGCCAGTTGCTTGGTTGTACCAAACCTCGCCGAGGAACGTCCGGCATGCTGTCGCGGCGTTTTGCGCTAGCGCATAGGGATCGGCGGCGACGGCGATTGAACCCGATGCGTCTACGGTCAAGTCCCATGTGGCCGGGTCGAGATATAAAGTGGTGGCCATATTCAATTCGGGGGGTTAGTGTTGCTGCCTGCGCCGTTCTCATGGTGGGTGTGCGTGCTGTCAATCGCCTTGCCGTTCGAGGTGATCGACCCAACGAATTGCACTGCACCCGTGATGAGCGATGCAACGCCGCTTGTGACGCTGCCGGTCATACCAGCCAGCCACGACAACAGCCCCTGAATAATCACGGCGCCGCTGAAGTTCGATTGCGGCGAGTTCACGGTAAAAGATGTCGATGCACTGGCTACGATGAGAGGCGCTATCAGACTGATCTGCGTCGGTGACACCACGGCAACGCCAGAGCTCGAGAACGCAATGTATTGGCTCGGCGTCCCATTCAGCATTCCACCGAAATAGCATGCATCCGCCATATCAAACATCCGCTTGCTGCCGGGATTGGCTGGTCCCTTGCTCGCGATCACGCTCGAGATATCGCGGTCTGCGAATCCGGCCCAGCCGATGTCGCCCACCTGCGGATCAATGATGACCGCGTTCGCGCCACCCTGAAGCCGGAAGTAGGGGCAGTGATAAATCGTCCCGTGCGACTCCGCGTTGCCTGCGCCATCCGTCTGATTGACGAGTGGGAGGATATCGACGAAGCCGACTGGCGAGATGCCGCCGTTGTTCGTGACGCCCATCACCTTCACAAGTTGCATGGTCCGAACGCGGGCCAGAATCGACCAGACCATGAACGTCTGGGCATTGAAGTCCGAGCCGGCCGAGTTTGGGGTCTGCTGCCCGTTGTAGCCGTTATTGCTGAGCATTGAACGGAGACCCCGAAAATGACGTTTCCCACAGGCCGTTCGGCGTCTCGCTTTCGAGATCGTGCGCGATGCCGAACATCACGAATGTGCCATTGGCGAAAGGAAGACTGCTTTGCACCTGGCAGTTTCCGCCTATCCTCAATTGCGGATTGAACAGCGTCTTGACTGCGATGCTGCCGCCCAAACCGGCATTCGACGGGTATCCGATCATGCCTGTACCCGGAGAGATGAGCGGGATTGAACCGCCGCGGCTGCCGCCCTTCGGCCAGATTGCGCACGTACCGTTATCGAGCGTCCAGTTGATGTTCGCGGCGTTGGCGCACGCTTCCATCTGCTGCTTGGGCGATCCGTGAAAGTAGGGCGTCGAGAGCTTGGCTGTGACACCATTGTTCTCGAACGAGTAGTTGTTCTGCACAGCGAGGTTCTGCATGATATTCGCAACGTCGGCCACGCCAGGGAAGCTCAGCGCCGCCGTGGTTTTGACCGCCTCGAACAGACCCGCATGCGCCGTGATGTGCAAGGTCGAGTCCGGCGCCCCGCTCATATCTACTGTCGCCAGGGAAACCTGCCCCTGGAAGATCGTGCTCATGCCGGCGATGGCGTCGCCCGCCTCGATGATCATCTGGTAGAACCGTGTCGTCACCTGTCCGCCGTTGAGACGGCTCACGGACGATAGCTGGTTCATCAGCGACGGCGTGAGTCCATGCACAATCACGGATGCCTCACCCATCGAAGGCGCCCCGGCACTCGCGATGGTGGCCTGAATGCGCAGGCCCGTGACGCTCACCTGGTCGAAATTTCCCTCGGTGAAGTTGTACTGGACACCGTTCGTGTCACGCCCGAGCCTGAACGTCAGATTGATTGTGCGCTTAACGAAGCTCATCAGCCGACTCCGGCGAGGTCCGACGCTTCCAGGTAGCAGAATACGTAGCGCGTTCCGAGCCCTGGGCTGGACGGGTCCAAGCCGGTGCTAGGCAGCGTGAAGGTGCCCTGCGTGTCGACAAAGCACAGGTCACCCACGAAGCCGAGGTACAGGCTGCGCACAATGCGATTCAGGTTCTGGCAGATGACGCCGCCGATCAGCAGTGAGCCGTTGACGGATAGGTCGCAGTAGAATCCCGTCGACTTCTGGTACAAATTAATTGTGCAATTCTGGCCCGCAAGCTGCACTGAGATCGTTTGCGAAAACGTGTCCGCGATTGGGATGATCTGCATAAATTTTCACGCACTCACGGCTGGATTCACCGAGTGCTATCCTTTTGATTCGCTTGCTGCGGCCGTGGCAAGTAGACAACGAGAAAGAGAATGAAAAAAGCTATTGTTGTTGCGGCTCTTGTCTTCCCGGTTTTGTGTCAGGCGCAGGACGTTAGTCCACAGAAAATCAACAACTGCAATCAACAAGCCATGCTCGTCAATATGGCCGCCTCATACAGAGACTCACAACAGTCTCCGCAAGAATTCATGAAGTTTGTCAACCAGAAGCGAAGCATTTTCAATACGCTTACGGATCAACAAATCAAGCGGATGATCAACGTGGTGTATTTCGACGAGAGGTTTGCTGGACTACCGCCACAGGTTCTCCAACAAGCGGTTTCTGACCAGTGCATCAATCCCGCTCCGCAGTACCAGCCTATCCAGTAGCCTCACTGGAAATTCACGGTGTTGGGGCCGAACAGCGTTGACATGCCTCCTGTTGGGGGCCGCGTCTGCACGGAACCGCCCTGCTGAGGATCGGCCCCGCCAGGCGCCGCAGTATTGGTGAAAGCCGGCGAGGGAGCGATGCGGATTTCCTGAAGCGCTATATCCACCGTCAGCAGCCCGACGCCATTGGTTGACGTGCGCCGATAGTCGTAGTGCGTGATGTTCGCGTTCCGATATATTTTGGTCGGCGTGACGACATCGACCAGCACCGTCGAAGCGGCCAGCGCATCAATCGTATCGAGAAACTGCGCGCGGGCCGCCTCCGTCCCGCCCTTGGTCATCCTGATATGCGCATCGTAGGGCGTGGCGACCTTGTTGTAGCTCTGAAATGCCCCTTGCTCCTGGGGGGCGTTCGATATCTGCCAGTCGCGCTTGAACTCGAGGTCAACGACGGAATCAGGAAATACCTGAAAA